AAGCAGATGTTTAATCCAGCTCAAGAGGGATAGCTGGAACCATTTAATCGCCTGTGCGTCCGATGTTTCAGGTGGTGCAGAGGGTACACGGTCGCCTATTTGACGACATGGGGAATATAGGTCATGTTGATGGGAACGTCAACAAGTATGGATGAAAAAAATCAGGAAATTATCGAGAAAGTTTTAACCTACAAGCTGGAGGAACATCCAACGCTCCCGGCACCCAATAAGCGGCAGCGGCTGGAGATGATTGAAAACATTGGCCCGGAGAAGGTGCTTGATCTGTTCTTGATGCGGGAGAACAAGATTAAGGCTGAGCAGAACGATCCTATGCGCTATGGGCACGAGCTGCCGCACTGGCCCGATGCAGACAAGCTGCTCGACCGCTATAATGAGCTAGTCGTCCTTGGGGGGAACCGATGCCTGGCTGGGGAGACAAAGATCACAGACGCCAAGACTGGCAAGAAACTGCGCGTAGATGCCATCAACAAGCCGTTTCATGTTTTAGCCATAGAAGAATCAACCGGGCAGGTTGTGACGGCTAAGGCTGAGGTTCCATTTAAGAAAGAAAGTGCGGATCTGTTTGAGGTAAAGACAAACCTTGGAACATCGGTCACTTGTTCAGGGGCGCACCTTGTTTTGTGCAAAGATAAAACGTGGATGCCTATTTCGAAGCTGTCTGCTGGATCTGAGCTTTTTCATTTATGTGAAGACCTTAAGATAGAATCGGTGCAATTTGTACGGAACGACGTTGTGTGGGATTTTACGGTTCCAGTATATCATAACTACATACATGCAGCGATAACCCATCACAACAGCGGAAAAACTGAGTACGCTGCCAAACGGATGGCCCAGGCTTTTGTGGGCACTGACCTCAACGGCCATACACCCGGCTGGATTAAGGAACGTCACGGGAAACGGAACATCCGCATCTGGTGCCTGCACACGACCCACATGACAAGTGTGTCTGCCCAACAGAACGTCTTTTACAAGTACCTTCCGCCTGAGATACGGAACATCAAACGTACTAATCATACACAAATTAGTTTTAGCCAGAAGAACGGGTTTAGCGACAATACGGCGGTGTACATGGGTAACCAGATCTGGTTCCTTAACTATGCCCAGGACATTAAGGTGGTTGAAGGTGGTGAGGTGGACTACGTCTGGTGCGACGAACTTGTGCCGCAGAACTGGCTCGACACGCTGCGCTACCGTCTGGTGACCCGGTCCGGGAAGCTGATTGTCACCTTTACGCCGGTGCAAGGGTACACCCAGGTTGTGAAGGAGTACATCAACAGTACCAAGGTGACGGCTACCCGCAAATCTCCATTATTACCCAATAACAACGTCTTGACGGTTCCGAAAGGCGAGATGCCCTATCAAGCGGAGAACTTGTATGGTAGACATGCCTGCATCTGGTATCATACGGAACTTAACCCGTACAACAACTGGGAGCGCATGAAGCAGGAGCTTTCGGGGCGCTCCAGCCATGACATTAAGATCCGCGCTTATGGCTGGGCTGACCAGACGGCTGGAAGCGAGTTTCCCATGTTTGGCGACCATAACCTGTGGAAGGGAGACGCTGAGGAGGTTATTCCTGATGGGAGCAACTATATGGCTGTGGACCCGGCAGGGGCGCGGAACTGGTTCATGCTTTGGGGTAGAGTAGATAAGTACGGTATACTATGGATCTATCGGGAATGGCCGGATCAAAGCTATGGGGAATGGGCGCTTCCAAGTGACAAGGCGGATGGTCGGGCTGGCCCGGCACAGAAGGCTGGAGCAGGAAGGGGTGTGAACGAGTATACTGACTTGATCTGGAGCCTGGAGACGGCTGGAGATAAGCGTGAGATGATCGTGGACCGTTGGATTGACCCAAGGACGGCTGGAACGGAGACGATCACCAAGGACGGCGGTATTACAGTGTTGGACTTACTTTATCAGACTGATAATCCGCTTATGTTTACTCCGGCGGCTGCCATGCCAATTGAGGAGCGTGTGATGATTATCAATGATCTTTTGTCATGGAATGTAGAAAATCCAATGGTAAAAGGTGTAAATCATCCAAAACTAATGGTTCACGAGTCTTGCCAAAACTTAATATACAGCTTAAAGGAATGGACTGGACAAGATGGACAAAAAGGTGCTAGTAAAGATCCAATTGACGCCTTAGGGTATATGGTGGTAATGCAGCCACAATATTTTGGAGGCGAACAATGGGAAAAGCAGATGAAGCAAATGGCTAAATGCGGTTCCTATTAAAAGTTTAATTGTCTATGTATTCAGCTTCTTCAGATCCTTTAGCTATTGCGACAGCCATCCCTGACGTTGGGGATCTGTTGAGTGAGTACAATCGCGCAATGATTAACTCGACGCAGGGTAACCTGACGACGAAGTTTGATGATGTGCGTTTTGCTCGGTGGGCCGGGCAAAGTGATGACGGGAAAAAGCATAGTAATTTGCGTAACGAAGGTGACCCAGCCTGGCCGTTTGAGGGTGCCAGTGACGTTCGCAATCGTTTGATCGACTCTACCTGTAACGAGCTTTCGTCGCTTTTGGTAACTGCCTTTGAGCGTGCAACCATTCGCACGAGTGGCATCGACATGAACGATATGACGATCAGCGGAATTGCCACGACACTTTTGCACTGGATTCGCGACAGTAAGATGCCGCTAGAGCTTCGCCGAGAAGCCGAGCTTGGGGCGCAGTACGCTTTCCAGTACGGGTGGACAGCTTTTTTTATTGGCTGGAGACAGAACATCAGCAAGCGTGAACAGCCGGTGACGATGAATGAGATTGTTGCTTTGGCGCAGCAGTCACAGAGCCCGACGCTGATGCAATTGCCGGACTTGATCATGCAACAGTCTGACGAGGCTGCTGCTATTCTTGAAGCTACAGTGCCGGGACTTACGGCCACCGACGCAAAGCGGATGGTTAAAGAGCTGGCTGAAACAGGAGTAACCTCCAGAGATGAAGAGTATGTTAGCAAAAACCTACCTGAGATTATTGCTCTTAAGCCTTGGGATGAAGTTCTTGTTCCGCCTGAGACGGCAGACTTACAACGATCCCGTGTAATTTTTCGACGGACGTGGATGTCTGAAGTGGAGATTCGCGAGAAGATCACCACAGAAGGCTGGAACAAAGACTGGGTGGAGCTGGCTGTGCAGATGGCTGGCAAGAGTAGCACGATGTACAACACGAACATCCTGCCCAGCACTGAGCTTCTTGTATACAACGGGCTCAACTACCAGAACATGATTGAGGTGGTGTACTGCTACACCAAGAGTTTGGATGGCAAGGCTCCGTGTATTTACTACACGGTTATCTGTCCGCAGGCGGCAGTCGATCATCGTAAGGAACAAATCTCGTATGCTATCCATGAAAGACTCGATTACGCGCACGGAGAGTATCCGTTTGTGGAGTTCCGTCGTGAGTGCATTCGCCGCGCTATTACTGATACTCGCGGTGTCCCTGAGCTTGCTCACACGGATCAGGATGAAATCAAGGCGCAACACGATTCCATCCGGGATCATACTGCCTTCTCGACTCTTCCTCCCATTAAAGTCGTCAAACGGATTGGTGCCATCAATCGAGTTGGCCCAGGGGTACAGTTACCTGTCGTAAATCCATCAGACTACACGTTCATGGATCCGCCCGCTCGCGAGCCGGGTGTGGCGTTTAACTTGATCCAGCGTGTTGAAGCTAGTCACGCAGCTTACTTTGGCACGGTTAATCCTGGCGTTGATCCACGCAAGACACAGCTTAGTCAGCAGATGCTGGTAAACACTTGGCTGCTTACTTGGCGTACAATCTTCCGGCAGATGTTTAGTCTGTGCTGCCAGTACATGTCACCTGCCGAGATACAGCGTATCACTGGTGGTCAACTGCCGCAAAATTTGTCTGAAATTCACAACGAGTTTGATTTGACGGTCAAATTTGACGTGATGGACCTCGATAAAGAGTACATCGCACAGAAGATTGATTTCCTTACCAAGGTTGCACAACTCGACACTGGCGGAGTCTTAAACAGGAACAAGCTCACCGAGATGATGATTCAGGCTATTGCTCCAGAGGTGGCAAAAGACTTGATCCTCAATCCTCAGGATGCCAGCAGGCAGATGTTCAAGGATGTGCAGTCAGACATT